GACTTCATTAGTGACAGTATGTTCAGAATCAATGATGAGATAAATAGAGTATAACTAAGTAAGAAAGGAGCTAAAATATGAAAACACTAACAGTTGGAGAGCTTATAGAAAAGCTCAAGAGTATGCCTAAATCAGCCAATGTATTTATGCTCACAGATAGAACAGCATCAAATTGGGATGAAGATAATAATAAATTTATACGTGTTCACGGAATAGAATATGTCGAGAAAGAAATAGTCCATCCAAATGATGGATGGACTGATAAGATTGAAACTAATATTTTACTTCAAATAGAGGAGGACGAAATATGACAAAGGAAGATGTACTCAAATTAGAGACTGAGGAGAATAGAATAATCAATTGTACAAGCAATAAGATTGAATTCTCTAACGGAGATGTGTATGCAAAGAGGTCGCTTAGTGACTTATATTACAAAGTGAAATGTTTCGTACTTTAATTCAAATCGTAATGAAAAGGAATAAAAACATGTGCATCAGGGACAGAACAAAGGTTTGTAATTTATGCCATGAGTGCGATGTATATGTGCTGAATCCTAACTATTAACTAGACTGAACATGAATATTGATACAGAGTTTTATGTAGGGGATAGTGTATGCTATCTAAGTGGAGACAATATTTATCATTCCACTATAAGCAAAATAACCATTGAAATATCGCATGAGGATAGAAGCTTTTTGATGGTTTATAAGCTGTCTGATGGGTTGAGTGTACCGAGAAACAATTATCCATTATGGGATAAAAGATTATTTAAAGACAAAGAAAGTTTAATCAAATATTTAGAAAGATATGAAATGAGATAAACCGAACCTTATAAAATCGATAGTTGATCTTTGACGTATTGGATTTACCGCTTAATGTTATACAACATACAAATATTTGTAGTATTCTCTTTGACAGTACAAATATTTGTAGTATATTTGCATCATAAGAAATAAAACAATAAACAATATGAGCAAGTATTATCAAATAAACGGATTAAAAGTAAGAGTTTCAGATCATGAGCCGAATACCTCTCTTAGAGGTTCAAATGACATCTACCTTTATATAAGGTCTGCATGTAATGAGCTTCTTTCTATTGAAAGCCAAATAGAGGCTGTGTGTGAGAAAAGGGGATATGAAATTTCTGACTTTCAAGAAGTAATAAACGATTGGAAAGATGGTACTTATGATATGCATACTTTCGAGAATGCTAATGAAGAAGTGGATGATGATTCTCCCTGTAAAGTTGTTCCTGACCTGATTGCTCAGTACCGTACAAGCAACGATGAAAAATTGAAGGGATATTCGTTGTCACGGTTTGCCAAGCATTCTGAAGTTAAAGCCTTGTCTGAAAAGACTGGAGTGTCCCAAAGTTATATAAAGAAATACTTTAATATTAGGTGATATGGATAAAAAAAATTACAGAGAAGTCTTAGGACAAGCATTGCAAGCATTTAGAGAATCAAAAGGCCTATCAAAGTATGCAGTGGCACAAAAAGGACAAATAAGAATAGAACAAGTTAAAGCCGTAGAAGAAGGAATAACAAACTATACGATAGATGTCTTTTTAGGTTATATCTGTGGGGCTGACTTGTTCATGTATTTTGCAGAGAAAGATAAAAAAGAAGGGATTGATTTTAAAGAGATGCTGGAAAAAGGGAAGGAAAATCTACCTAAACAAGTTTAACTAACATAAGGCGGTAAGTTCAACACTTCACCGCCTTTTTTGTGTCCGGGCGGCAATTAAGTTTGGACATTTATTTATTTAACGTATAATAAGTAATTATGAATGAAAGAGAACGTATAGGCCAGCGTATAGCTGAATTGCGAAAAGAGAAAGGTATTTCCCAAGCTAAACTTTCCGAATTAACCGGAATTGGAACCGGACATATTGCGCGCATAGAGCTTGGGAAATATAGTACAGGAATTGATACTCTTGCTAAAATTGCAGAGATATTAGAATATAAGATAGACTTTGTAAAAAAAATAGAATCAAGAAGTAAATAACATTTAGGCGGTAAGTTCAATCTCACCGCCTTTTTTTTGTGCCTGGGCGAATAGTTCGGGCACTTTTTGTTTAACGTATAATATAAAGTAAGGAGGTTTATTATGGAAGAGCTTAATTATGTGGCTTTTGATAAGGATAGTTTTACAATTAAAATACATGCATGTGATAATCCTGTTGAAGCCTGGAATAATCTTGTAAGAGCCTTGATATGGTTTATTGGTAATGAGAATCCTAATTTTACAACTCCCGAGGATTATCGATTTAGAATATATGAATTACGTTCTGCTCTTTTGTCAACATGGTAAACTATGCAAAAGATGGGTGAATAAACTCAAAATTTCATTTGGATTTCTTGATGAATATTTGTTATTTCGCAGTATATGAACATTTAAAAACATTGATTATGAGAAAAATTTTTGCTTTGTTAACCGTGTTATTGTTAATTAGTTGTATTTCCGATAATGAGCGAATGTATAACCTTATCAAAGATGATATAAGAAACAATGTTCCGGCTCATTGGGAATATAAACCTGGCGACTTTAAAACTATTGATAAACTGATGTCTTCTGTATATGATACGAAAGAATATTGTAGTTTATACGCTAAAAAACTTTCTTATGATTCTATTTTTATTGCAGATTCAATATCCGAAATAGAAGCGATAGCAGCAGGTGACAATAAAATACTTCCTAAAGGATATTTTTCTATTAGGATATTAGGTATGCCATATGAACGCCTCGAAAAAGAGAGAAGTAAAATGAGTGCAAAATTAAAAGAATTAGAGAAGTCTTATAGACCTCATTTTATCGGAAAAGCAGTTTTGCATGATTATGTTTGCAGTACTGATTTTGGAGACTCAATTTATTGTTGTATGTATGTTTTCGATGAAAATTATAATATCATATCTAAAAAGCAAATACAGCAAATGAATGATTACGAGAAAACTATTTTTGGAATTCAAGAAGATTAATCGGTTTATGTAAATAACAATAATACCCTTGCCAAAATGGCCAAGGGTATTATTTTATGGAGAATCTCTTCCATATCCTGATGTGTTATTCTTTTATTTCGCATCGTACATTGCTTCCATGTACAGCCAAATCTTTCCTTGTGGTGCATCTTCATCCATGAAGTAAAATTTGTGAGCAGCCTTGATGATTTGCTCTTCCTCCAATACCGTGCAGGTATCTGCATAAAATCCGTTAAATGCGACGTATTTGTCCCATTTGGTTGTTCCTGAGGGATATGCCATACCTTTGGTTGCCGATTCTATCTGTTCAAGCGTCCAGTAAGGCCCTTCACACTTCTTTCCCATCCGGTCGGTATATCGGATCATGGACACATCATGTATGGCGAACGATTCATTGTAATGGTTTCCATAGAGGATACCGTGTTGCTCACGCATAAATTCCCAATACATTTCAGGATGGTCCCGTTTAACCAATTGCAGCATCTCACTGACGCCGGCAATGCTTTTCCACATAATTTTTTCATTGGTAAGCCCTGCATTCTTGGCTTCTTCCAACATCTCGCTATATTGCTTCATAATCAACAATTTTTGCAGCCACCAAAACGTGGCAGCGGTTTATATACGTTTTTCGTTATCACCGGTGTAAAGTTGGCCGCTTTTTGGGGTTGCTCCTTCTTTTCATCCTTGCCTTTGTTTACTTTATCTTTTCCCATAACCTGTTATACCATTTTTGTAAAACAATGAGTACCAATCCCCAATAAAAGGAAAGGTAAGCGACGAGTAGTGACAATCCGACGGCTAATGGCAGGCTGCAATCTTCCATCCACAGGGCCGTTAGCGCGGTCCAAAAGGAGCAACATTTCGGGCATTTAGCAATTTGTGAAACAACTTTCCCGATGGCTTCTGTCAGTCCGAGGTGCTGTGCCAGCGTTGCCGCCGCCATTGCCGCCAGTGCTGTCACTACATGCATCATGCCACGGTGAGCGTCAACGGGGTTTCACTTACGAATGTTCTTCCGCATTGCTGGCATCCAGATACGGCTACGATGTTGGAGGTATTACCCGCCGTTACAGTAACTGACGTAGGTGTAGTTGCCGAAAAAATCGGAATGGTGAAATCCTGCGACAGGGGCTGTTGCTTCGTACAGCAGCATCCGCCATTGCAAGGTACGTAAGAGATAATGCCTTCCACGTGGATAGTTGCCACATACTGACTTGTTCCAACGTTTGCGAGTGCTTTCATGGAAAACTTCGGATCGAACACCGGAGCATTCTCCGCACAAGTTGGAAAACACAATCTCTGTGTGATGTTGACCTCTACAAAGTAGGGCGAGGCTACCGATCCGGCAGCCAAAACCGGAGTAATTACTGCCGGATGGATTCTGTTACAATTACAGCTCATAATATAAATATTTTAATACCCCCTATTACTTGTTTTCTTCTGCGCCGGGAGTGTCAGGCTCAGATATTTCCGGATACAATACCTTGTAGATTGCATCCACTTTTTCGTAGATTGCAACCACGTCATTTGACAAGTCCACCACATTCTGGTTGATCATCTCAAAGATGTTGCGCGGTTGTCTGGTCTGTTCGTTAGCCATATTGTTTATTTTAAGAATTTGTTGACAAAAAAGTTATTCTTATAGTTGACAAGTGCATGCGCTAGTTTGCTAGCCGTAACGAGTATTCCACTGCGATACTTGTCGTTGACAAATTCGTAAGCGGCTTTTTCAAGGTCTTTCACCTGTTGCTCATCATCAGCATACACATAGATTGTCACTTTGTATGGTTTCATCATTGCGGTGATGGTATGGGCGGAACATCAACCGGCGGCATGGCTGCGGCGACACGTGACGCATTGCCCCTCATTCCCTGTATAAAGTCCCATGCCTGCAACAAGTCTTCCCTGTTTTCCTTTACCCAACCGAACATTGAATTAACACTCTGCGTAGCTCTTTGCATGGTTGTGGGTGGTTGGACGTCAAAGTCCGGAAGTGAGGCAATATCCTCAGCAACGAACTTGTACAGTTTCTCAGCCTTGTCCACGTCATTTCCGCAAGCTTGCAGGCAGCTGATCTTCAATGCTATCTTAGAGGATGGGTTGATCATTCCGAGATTTATTTTACTTTTTCCGAACATAGCTTTTCACATAAGGAAAGCAGCATATCCGGCTGTTTTTCCGGTATGCCGCTTTCAAATGATTACTCACCGTTACCGCAGGTGTCACATCCGCACAGGCGTGAACCGGAAACGCGGGCTACGCGCAAGTAATTGCAACCACCGATGGCGGAGTTTAATCCATTGCCACCTCCGTTGTTGAGCAGTGCAAGAGCTTCTGCGGTAGCAAGCGCACTTGCGGAGCCTCCCTGTGCCGTAGCTCCGGTCAGGTTGCGCAAGGTCTGTGTCACGTCCAGATTGATGCTGTTGCTGCGGGCGTCATCCTGGATGGCGCGTGCTGCAAGAATATCGATTGCGCGTGCATTGCCGGCAGCTGCGTTTTCGGCGGCTCTCATGCGAGCTTTGGAGGCCTGGTTTACGCCCCATCCGATAACCAGCGCGCCAATCAGTGCAGCGCCTCCAAGTCCGGCGCCCAAGCCTATGCCTGTAGCGGCCATACCGCGACCGTGATACCCATAACCACAGCCACAACCATAATTTCCACGTCCATCACGTGCGGTGTCCCACATCGCGAGATCTCCAGAAGTAAGATAATTACTTTCCATATAGAAAAACTTTGTTTCACGATCAACATTAACCGTGGCGCAAACGTACTCACTTATCGCGATGTCTGCGAGACTTCACTTCCGAGCCTCTTCCTTACTCGTTCCAAATAGATTCGGACCATTGGGGATGTAATATTCCTGCTAAGCAGATGGTGTACTCCCCGTGGTGTCCGGTTTAGCAATATGGCTGTTTGTGTCGGGTATAATCCCGCTTCTGCAAGCAAGACTACCAGGACATATCGTGCGTCCGTAGTCTCCATGTCCTTTTCGGTACCCAGGATGCTTTCTTCCGAAACCTCCGTCTCCTCTGCCACCAGTCTTAGTAATTTTCCGAAAACCTCACTTTTATACATAATTATCCGGCTTAATAGTTAATTATTACCGATGCGTGAACATAAACGCACCGATCTGCGTTAAGAATCAATCCTCAACGTCAGACCGGTGTGTCGTTTCGTTTTTTACGTGGCAGTTAAAAATGAAAGCGTTGAGGGTTTTTCATTTAATCACCCTCCTTTTTGCATAAGTATTAAATCTTTAGTATATTTGCATTCAGTTAGTTCTCAGGGTATGGTAAAAGGTCGTAGTTCAAATCTTATCAAGTTGCGTAACGAGGCGCTATTGCGTCGTTATTATTATTGGACGGAAGTCCGCCGGCGCCGTTTTGATGACACCTACCGCATTCTTTCCGAGGAGGAGTTTTTCCTTAGTGTAGACCGCATACGTGCAATTATCCATGCCAATATAGGGATGCTTGACAATATGGAGATTAAACCTGCCCCCCGATCTCGCCGGGTCCATTCCGACCGCCAGTTATCCCTCTTCAAGGATTAGTTGTTCTTTCACCTTGCATTCGTAAGTATGTTCATATACTTTAATCCCTCTAGGCATCGTATAGTTTCTGCTGGAAGTTCTCAGAAGCGGACCTGTCGCTCCTTCCGGACGGAACATCTGCAATAGCTTGTTTACCTGCGTACTCTTTTGTATGCGTTCCTGCGCCTTTCCTGCGGTTCCGCTGGTATAATGTGTGTCGTCATAGCAGTCTATTGCCAGTTTCACGATCACTTTGCATATACCGTTCTGAATGCTTGCTCCTACCCCTCCCAAGGTTGTCCATGTACATGTGGACGCATCGATAAGCACCAGCGGGAATGTCAGCGGATATGTTTCCGAATCGGCATCTTCCCGGTATAGCATTTCAAGCTGGCCGTAATCTTCATCCACCTGGCCGTTGAGCCAGTCTATCTTTTCTGCAATGCGACTTTGAATGTCGCCGAATAATGTCTCTGTCATTTTTTCCAAATTTTTTCAAGTTCATTTATTACCGTTGTTCTCACTATTTCATCCAATTCTTTGCTCTGTCCGATAAACTGCCGCTGTGGAATCTTCGCCTTTACTTTCAGTGTGGATTTCCTGGTCAACGCCAGTCGCTTGTATTTCAGGGCTTCTTCCGGAAGATTTTCTTCTTTCTGTTTACGGGCCTTCTTTCCCGTTTTCTTTTTAATTCCTGCCAGGTGGTAGTATCTTGCCCAGAAATACTTTCTCATCTTTGGCGTCACCCTTGGATTGCTTTCCACTATTCCGCCTTTGTTATGTATGGCGGCATAGCTCACTGGATTGCTCAGAATTACTTTGACTTTAGTCCCGTCCACCTGCACTTCGTATTCGTTGCTTCTTGACAGATGGTTTCTGGCGGAGAGTAACGGTCCGTATTTGGAAGCGGCCTTTTTGCCGTAAAAGCTGTCATCCTGCCGCTTTGTCCTCTTCCAGGGTTTTAGCCCTCCGTCATTAAACCCTCCTTCCCTGAAATTCTGATTGGTCAGGTTTACAGCCTTTACACCAATTTTGCGAGGTATGGTATCCTTGCATGTCTTTTCTATCAGCCTTCGTTTGGCTTCCAACATCCTTATCGCTTCCTTTATATCCATGCTATCTCCTTTGTCTTTTAAGAAATTCCTCCACAGCCTTTTCTGCTCCTTCATACGCGTTGGCGATATAAGGATGTGTCTTGCTGAACAGTTTACCATCTTCTCCCGGATTATTGTCTAATCCCGGGGCCGGCTTTTCATCCGTTATGGGTATGCCGTCCGGTGGAGTTACGTCTTCATCCGTCTGTTCCAGGCTACACTTGCAATTCCACCGGTCTCCCGGCCGATGGCGGCGCCAGAAGCTGTCATTGATCGGCAATGTAAGTCTGATACTCCAATATTGCTTATGTATCTCATCCACCTCCACGCTGGTTGTAGGCATCCACCGAAGGTTAGGCATGATATCGCTGTCCCGTTCGAATTTCTTCCAATCCGCTGCTTGGTGTGCGCGTATCACCGCCGTATCATATTCCGTCTGGAGCCAATTAGTGTTATATTCTCCTATGATAGCCTGTACATCTTCCTGAAATTTACGGAAGGGCTTCAATTTTCCGTCCTGGTCGAGCAGCTGTGATGCTATGTCATTCTGCATCCGATGTGTACGGAAAGCGGAAAATACTTCATTGTTGCTTCGTATCTGCTCCAGAAAATCATGTTCGGGGCTATTCGTTTTAATCCTGCCAAACCCTTCATCCGATGCCCGGTTGAATATATTGAGCGTTGCCAGATATAGCTCTTCATCTATATCCTCTTTTACGCTGAACTTCTTCTCAAAGATGTCACGCAACACTTTTGCGATCACCTCCGGAGATATCTCTATGCCTTCAGCCGCAGCGTTTCTGAGCGAATGACAGCAGGGACATATGTTTCCATACAGTCCGTTCATTACCATTCTAAAGCCCCTTTTTCCGGGGCTTTGACGAAAAAATCCCAAAAGTTTTTCAGCCATCCCTTTTTCTCCTCTTCCTCTTTCTCTTTCCGTGTAATGCGCGGCGGTTCTTCAGATGGTTTCTGTATCTGCATTGCCACAGCTTTCTTTTCCCGTTTGAGCTGTTCATAATTGTCAGGCTTCGGAATGCCGGATATCTCATAGACGGTATCATCCCCTACCGGTACGTCCAGGTTCTTCATTTTTGTAATAATGTCCATTTGCTGTGTGGCGGTAAGTTCCTTGGGTTCAACATAGTAGAATTCACCACCCGAGGTGTTATACCCAAAGTTGTTGAATATATCCGTCATGTCATAGTTGAGAATATTCAGAATGGATATGCGGTCTGCCTGGTTGATGCGTTTTTCTCCTTTTTCCTGTACGGTTCCTAAGGCCTGTGTTCCCTGCTCGGACGCTTGCGTGGTAAGGGTATTTCCCAGTACGATCTTACTGATTTCATCGTTGCATGTGTCATACAAAGTCTTATACAAGTCCGAACTGCCGTTTTTTCCGGCACTTTCAATCAGCTTCAGCTCACTTCCTTTGGGATGCAGGAATGCCGCCATTCCACCTTGTTCCTCCATATCTTTGACTGTCAGGTTGCGTGCTTCGTCGTCTCCCGCATCATAAGTATATTCACGGATAGGCATTCCGAACACTTCGCAGAATTGCGCCCAGTCCGCCATGTCGTTTCTCTTGTATATGACATAAGGTGCAATGTCCATGAGCTTGCCCAGTGAACGGGGCTTTCCGACAAAAAGCGTATCCCGGAATTCATCGATACTGGTGCCTGTTATTTGTGATTCGCGGTGCAGAAGAAGTCTTCGTACCGGATCATAGTTCTTTCTCGGGATAAGCTCGTAATTCATCCATCCTTTATCGTCCAGATAAAATTGGAAGAGGCTGAAACCCCAGAAATTGGCATCCATTACATCTCCGATGAAATCGAAGAACCAAGGGGATTGAAGGACGGTGTTTATCTTTTCATCCGGTTTGCCGTTTCTCCTAAACTCGATCTGCGAGCATTGAAGCGCAGCCTTTCTTTTCTCTATGACACTTGACAGATGACCGTCCGACAGGATATCGGCATACATGTCGTAAAGCTTTACACGCTGTGTGAAATCTACATTCTCCGCTCCTTTGACCGCCATCATATATGCGCTCATGTCCAAGAAGAACCTTTTGGGCTGAGTGATGATGACCGTTCCGGGTTCCTTGCGTCCGGGAAGCGGCATATTTCCGCTGACGGTGATCCGTCCTTTATTCTTTTTTCTTCCCATATCAATAATGTGTGACTCGTTTTGGATTGCTTCTCATCTGAAAAGGCATTTTCTCTTTCAGGGTGTCTTTATCAAGCAGAGGCACGTCTGCAATGCTTATTTCCAGCCGGCTGACGCCCTTTAGCCATTCAATGGCCCTTTCGTACCGGTCTTTCCGTATCTCTGCAAATTTTTGCGGGTTATGGACGCACATCACATGGTATATGGTGATATCCTTGGCGAACATCAGTATGAGCGCATTGCGTTCATTACCTCTCGCGGCGAATATCTTATCGCAGTCGTATCGCGACTCAAGATATCCCCGCATTTCCGCGATAGCCTGGTCTTCGCATACCTCTACTATGGCGTCATCCTCACGCGTCACGGCGTTCAGTATTTCCTGATGGATGGTTGCGTCATAATCTTTCATCTCTATAAATTCCGACATAATCACCTCCTATATTTGTTATACATGCGCAAACTTGCGCGGGATTGAGTGTACGTTTTCTCCATTGATGCGGTTTTGTTGTCAATGATCCTGTTGCCCCCCTCTATGCAGTCCGGTCCGTCCGCCGGATAAGAAAGTGTCATATCGAAGAGCTTAAACTGGTCAAGCAGCTCCTTCATGTCCAGGCTGTCCTCCATTTCTTCATTGAATACAAGTTCTCCTTCCCGGTCTAACGGTTCGAGGTTGGCTTCGATACGTGTCGCCTTATCGGTTTTCTTATCCTCATCGGGGATTATGCTCAGCTGGACTCCCATCCTTTTTTTCAGGCGGTTTAAATGCCTTTTTAAGACCTGTTTAAAAAATGGGTCCTGAAGCTTGTTGTTTTCAACATAGGAATAGACATTTGTTTTTCCTCCGACAAAATCATGGAGGTCGAAAAATGCTTCTATGAATTCCTCATTGCTTCCCCGGAACAGCCTTCCCTTAATGATGTACAGTTTGCCCTGCAACTTTCCCATCAGCCACACCGCCTTGAAACTAGCCTGTTTTTTCTTGCTTTCCCCCGGTGACGGGTCCCCGTAAATGACCAGGAACTTAAATTTCCGTAACGGAGGCACTTTTCCCCGGATCAGGTTCTTGAATATCTTTCCTTCCGATACCGGATTATTGTAATACTCTTTCTGCACGGCGGCAGTACTGGTTTTTGAAAGTGCGGCATCGATCATTTCCTCGGTATTCTTCTGCGGCCATGTGGAGATACCGTTGGCATCGCGCACATTTACGATATCCCAGGAATTGGCTATTTTTCCGGCGCGTACAATGCAACAGTCCTTTGCTATGATGTTTCCGCAGAAGATAACCAGCAATTTGACTGCGATATCACGTGTACCATAAAGTGCTTCTTCCCACCATTTCCATTGTGCGTCCAGCCTGTCCGGATTACGGCATATCTCATCCGTGTCAAAGTCATCCAGCAAGTGTACGTCGGGACGGTCCATATCATTGCGCGATCCGCGCGGCGCGCTTCCTGCACCGATGGCGCGGAATGAGGCTCCGTTTTTTAAAATAAACTCTTCCTCGCTCCATTTTCCAAGTGTTACCTGATTGCCGTAATATGCCTTCAGCCGCGCATTTGTTTCCAGTTGTTTCTTGTAGGGTGCCAGTAATCTTTTGGCGGCATCCACGGTAGCGCTGGCCATGATGACATTTCTTTTCTTTCCGGTCAGTACCAGATAAAGCACGATGAACATGACTACGGTACTCTTTGCAAGACTTCGTGCCCAGGACAGTACTTCCATCCACTCCATATGCGTGGTGCATCTTTTAATCGCACGGATATGAAAATCAGCAAATTCATATTTTGCGAATTCCGGGAAAAAGTATATGATCCACTCTATAGGATTGGCTTCCAGATGCTTCAGCTTTTTCTTTTTATCAGCTTCCGTCATGCCCGTTTCCGCAGGAGTGGCCCTTTCCATGTTCAACCTGAACTCTTCCCATGCGGCATAAGATTGTCTTTCATCGGGTGTTAATCTCATTTGGCTATCTGGTCTTTAATGAAAAGGTCCCACAATACAGTATATTCTTTGGCCTTGTCCAGATCGGCAGTGCGCAGCCAGTTGATAAACCTCATTCCGACACTGATGATGTCTGATATTCCGATATCGATCTCCATCTTCTTGACGGATGCCGCCAGTTTGTTCAAGGTGTCAGCTTCAGATGCAGTGGCATACCTTTCTCCGGGGTCGCGTGATAATATCTTCTCATTTATCTCGGATATCTGCCTGTACATGTATGCAATCTGTTGTTCCCGCGTGATGGACAGGCTTGCTTTCAGTTCATTCCATGCGCCTGCGTATGACCATCTGGCGATGGTTTGCCGGGTTACTCCCACTCTTCCGGCAATCTCTTCCAAAGTAAGGTCACATTTTAGGAATAATTCTTTAGCGAGCGCTTTCTTTTCTTCTGTCTTTAAATCTGCCATAGCTTCATCTTATTTACCTGCAAAATTCGCATATAAATAAATGATATACAATAGGTTGTATTTATGATAAGGTTTTAACAGCGTATCATGCAACGATAAAAAGGTATCATGTGTAATGAGGGTTGCAGGTGGTAAAAAAAGTGTTCATCTTTGCAGCAAAAAACAGCGAAAGCGATGAAAAAGACATTTTTTAATATCATTCCATCACCTGATACGGCATGTATCCTCCTTTATGGAGATATAGGCGGCATGATTAACGACGTCGATATTGCAGCGGAACTGTACGGTTATGCCGCACAGTATAAGAGTATAGATGTGCGTATAAATTCTTTAGGTGGTAGCGTCTATGCGGGTATTGCTATTTTTAACGCGATACGTAATAGTGATGCGGACATACGTATCTATGTGGATGGTGTCGCTGCGAGCATGGCAAGTGTGATAGCCCTTTGCGGTAAACCTGTACAGATGAGCCGTTATGCGCGTCTGATGCTACATAATATCTATGGCGGATGCTACGGCAATAAGCAGGACCTTCTGGATACGGCTAAAGAGGTTGAAGACCTGGAAGACACTCTGGCGGATATGTATGCCGCCCGCATAGGAAAGAATAAACAGGAAATAAAGGATACCTACTTTGACGGCAAGGACCATTGGCTGACGGCAAGAGAGGCGTTGGCCCTTGGTTTTATTGACGGCATTTACGATACGGAAGAACCGGTTCCCGAAGAAAGCAGCAACGAAGATATCTATGCCATCTTCAACAACCGGCTGAATACTAACTCAAATCCCGAAACGATTATGTTTGAAAAATTAAAGACAAGAACAGCGTTCGCCAACTGCGCGAGCGAAGCCGATATGATACGGATTATCGGCACGCTGGAAGACAAGGCCGGAAAGTACGACAACCTTGCCACCGAGAACCAGACACTGAAACAGGAGATTCAGGGGTATAAACAAAAGGAGGCGGACGCCCGGAAACAGGAAATGAAGGAATTCCTGGATAAGGCGGAGAAAGAAGAACGTTTTGCTCCGGCTCAACGCCCTGCCTATGAAGCCATGCTTGAAAAGGACTATGAGCAGGGCAAAGCTCTTGTGGCTTCCCTTCCTGCGAAGAAACGTATTAGCAATGTGATCGATCAGCCTTTGGATCACAAGGACGTATGGAAGGAGAACTGGGAAAGAATCAAGAAAAACAACGGTTACGATTAAAAAAAAGACTGTATGATTAATATTAAAAACACCAATTACGACGGTGAGGTACTTGCCAAGATACTCACCAAGGCCTCTACCGGCAACGAGCTGGTCCAGAAGGGGCTTATTAACATTGTTCCCAACGTTGAGAAGAAGTATTCCATTCCCCGTATGAAAGTCGGCCGGATGCTTCGTAAGCGTGTCGAACAGCCGGAAGATAAAGACTCAAAGGGCGATTTCGATTATTCAGAGAAAGAGCTGAAGCCGGTTGACTTCATGGCTTTCACCACATTCAACCCGCGCTCATTCGAACAAGTGTGGCGTCCTTTCCAGCCGAAGGGTGAGTTGGTATTCCGCGAGTTACCTCCCGAGGTTCAGAATACCATGCTTTCCGCATTGGCTGACCAGGTGGATTTTGAATTGGGCGACCACTTTGTAAACGGTATTTATGTGGACGACGATACGGATGATGACCATCTGTTCAATGGTATCCTGATGCGTATCTTCGAAGACCCTGAAGTGATCCGCGTCAAATCTTCCGCTGAAGATTCAATGGTTACTCGCCTGATGCGTGTTCGTAAGGCTACTCCGCAGGTGTTGAGAAACAATCCCTCCTTTGTGTATATCATGTCCGTGAATGACGCTGACCGTTATGATGATGAACTGACCCTCCGTTATGCCAAGGGAGCCAACTGGACGGATACCAACTCCCTGCGCTTTAAGGGAACTACCATCAAGACGGTAGCTTCATGGCCGGACGGATTGATAATCGGAACGGTGGCCACACCAACGGACAAGTCCAATCTTTGGGGGGCGGTTAACTTGCAAAATGACTTTAATGTCGTGCAGATCGACAAGTTGACCAATGCAGGTGAGCGCTACTTCTTCAAGATGCTGATGACTGCGGACACCAATACGGCATTCGGAGAAGAAGTCGTGATGCTTGATGTGCGTGAAGGCAATGCAATCACGGTAGCAGGTACCACAATTACGATGGTAACGCAAAACGATGTGGTTGAACTGACTCCTACCGCCGCTACTACATATAACATCGTAGCTACCGATGTATTGCCCGGCGCGTGTCTGACCGTACACAATAAAGCGGCCGCATATAAGGCGACCGTCCAGGCGGTTGACGTTCCGGCGGGTAAGACCGTATCCCTCTATTACGATGGCAAGACATGGTTTCAGGGTGACGTGAAAGAGATTGTTCTGCCTTCCGAGTCCGGTTCAGAAACGGAGGCGGCTACTGTGTCTGCGAATACCGAAAAGGATGAATAACTATGGCTGTATCACGGGGGCTGAGAAATAACAATCCCGGCAATATACGTCTCTCTGCCACCTTGTGGCAGGGAGAGGTTCGGCCATCACAGGACAAGTCGTTCTGCCAGTTTAAAAATATGGCGTATGGTTACCGGGCTTTGATAAAGTTGTTGCAGAATTATCGCAGGTTATACCATTGCCGGACCATTGCCGATTTTATTCAAAGATGGGCGCCACCATCGGAAAACAACACATCCGGTTACATCACGCGCGTATGTCGGGAGATGCAAGTACCGGAAAGCTATGTGCCCGATGTGGATGATATGGCGACAATGTGCGCTTTCGCATCCGCGATCTCACTGGTGGAAAATGGCAAGCTTGCTGTTATGGCGGACGTTGAGTCCGGATGGAACCTCTTATAATTATGTAATGTACATACGCATGGACTGGAATTCTATATTAACAATATTGCAGGATTGGCTGGCTCCTACGGGATGTCTGGCTATGGCGATAGGCTGGTACAAGGACCGCAAGGTCTATAAAGTCCGGGCGGTCAAAGAAAGTGAAGGCACATACAAGCAGTTGTATGATGACCTGTCTCAGACTACTCTTGCATTATCGGAACAAATCAGAAAGGTCAATGAGAAAATTATCAATTTGGAGCAGGCGCTTCGCAAATGTTATCAATGTAAGTATGCTGAGTGTTGTCCTGCTGTTGTATGGATGCGCAGCGGGCAGGGAGAGCCGAACAATCGTCCGCTCGGACTCTCTTTCCAGGACCGAAACCGAGGTAACAACCTACGAGTCGGTCCCGATGACGCGGATGAACCTGCCACTGCCTCAAGACCACCTCCTGATGATAGGTAAACTTCCTCAAGGGTTTGGTATTAGCGTGAAAGAGAACGGCATCGGTCTGAAGGTGGAGTCGGACGGCAAGGGAGGTCTCAGCATTGCTGCTGAAACAGAAGACTTGCAGAAAAAAGTAATAACAAGGAAATCGTCGGAAAGGCAAAGCTCCAATGTGGCGCAAGAAGAAAAGAAGCGGGAGGAGAAACTGTCATTCTGGCAACGGATAAAGATAAAAATCGCAGGAGGTATGATTCTGGCTATTGTGCTTTTCTTATTCCTCCGATGGTTCAAGAATAAGTTAAGAAAAAATTAAAAGTAAATGATATGGCTGTAACAAATGATGGCGCCATTTATGGCGTAACCAATCTGAAATACAATGGAGTGAATCTGGGGTTGATCTCAGAGGACGGGTTGCAACCCGGCGGTGACGCCCCAACCAAGACACGTATTTGGGCGGCACAAAAACGCAGCGCGCCGTTCAAGGTGTTGAAGTCTTCACCCGGAACCAAGCTTTGGACGCTTACCCTGATTGAACTGACGGGTGAAAACATGAAACAGGTAATGGGTGGAGAAGTTGACGAAAGCGGGAATTACACACCACCTACCGAAGACAAGGAGGTATCCGGCATATTCGACATTGAATGTACGTCCGGACATACCATCCGCATCTACAATGGTACGCTGACATGCAATTTCAGTAACGGCATCAACTTTACCAACGTGCTTGGTATCGAGTGTGAGCTTGAAATGCAGGATGCCGGCACAGGCAAGAGTCCGTATAAGGTGTTTGCGCCGGGACAGGTCCCGCCTTCAAGTGAATTGCCGGAGAGTGAATAATGGGAACGGAAGAGAAACGCCAGGCGGCTGAAATGCTGCTCGACATAGGAATACGTATCCCTGTCATTCCCAAACGTCTTTTCGGAAGAAAGGGCGGCTCTCGCCTAGTGATGCGCCGCCCGCCGGGAGGATGTCTCCTGCGGATCGCTTTACGCTATCTGAAGATAGGTGTCACTCCTCAAATGGTTGAGGATATGAGTTATGATGAGCGTATGAAATTCATCGCGGAAAATGGAAAGGCGGTTAGTGAAATGGTAGCCCTTTCAATATGCACGGGGTATATTTCGGGAATTCTCTTTGTAAAGCCGGTGGCATGGTATCTCAGATGGCGCGTTCATCCGGCCATGCTTACGGAGGCGATGATCCATCTGCTTAAAGGTATTGATATAAAGTCTTTTTGCAGTATTATTCCATTGGCGTCAAAAGTGGAAAGCATTCTAAACCCAATCGGAAGCCAAAATCAGGGAATGAGTTAAAGGGGCACCAGGAACCTCCACATAGCATTCTCGGTATCATTGCACAAAGTATGGAACGCTTCGGGCTGTCAAAGCACTATATTCTTTGGAAGCTCAGTTATGCGGAGTTGCTTGTCATGAATATGGATGTGTCCCGATATGTTTCCGCTGAAGAGGAAAAGGAAGAACGGGCCAAGGGGTTGAAAGACAGGTCCGGGAATTTTACGACTGAATATTATCAAACAAAATTAGGGTTGTAGTTATGGAGCCTGTAAGACTGGAAATAATGCTGGATGACAAGACCTTAACTGGAATGCGTTCCGTTGAAGGCAATATGGATGGCCTGTCCAAATATATAGAGGTGGCCATTGCACGGCTGGAGGCTGAGCTGAAGGCATTGAATGGACAGATAACCAAAGAATCCGGAAAGACGGGAATTGTCAGCGACAAGGACTTGGCGGACGTACAAGCGCTTACAGGAGTTATTAACAAATTGAAGGAGCAACTGGAACAATATGAGAAGCAAAAGAAACAGACCAGTTCTACACCCTTAGTGGCAGACGATCCCGCTCCTAAGCTGAATAATGTTAAGATGAGTTTGCAACAGATTGCCAGGGAACTTCCTGCTCTGGCTATGGGACCGCAAATCTTCTTTCTGGCTATCAGTAATAATATACCGATGTTTACTGATGCGGTGGCCTCCGCAAGAAAAGAGTACGAGCGTTTGATCGCTGCCGGACAAAAGGCGACTCCCGTATGGAAACAATTGCTTTCATCCTTATTTTCCTGGCAAACCGCGATGGCGGCTGCTATCACCATTACAGTGGTATATGGTAAAGAAATCGGAGAATGGGCAAAAGGTTTATTTAAAGCCAAAGATGCTACTCTTGATCTATTGTCCGCAGAACAGGAAATGGCGTTGGCAAGAAAAAACGCTGCTAAGGATACTAAGGATGAACAAGTGCAACTGGATATACTCTACAATAAATTAAAAAACACTGCTGTTTCTGCCAAGGAACGCACAGCTGCCGCCAATGAATGGTTAAAAAAATATCCTCAATATGCCAATGTGTTGGATGGGGAAAATATAAACTTGGGAAAACTAGAATCAGCATATAAATCTCTCAGCAAAGAGATATATGCTAATGCTGTAGCAAGAAGTTATGCTGATAAAATTGCTGAACTGTCCGTGCGTAGAGAGGGAGAAGATACTAAACGAAAGGTTCAGTTGGCAACATTGATGAAAGCGCAAAGACGCGTAGAGCAGGCTCAACTAGACAAAGAGGCGGCTCAACAGGCTAGAAGACAGGGATTATATGGCTCTTCTAGCGCATTATCAAAGGCTAATGATGAATTGAGTGAGGCTAACTCTGAACTAGAGAAGCAGCAGGCGATTTATGATGGAATCGTTGAAAATATATCAAATTACGATAAGAATATAGAGGCCATCTCAAACCATATTAATACTCTTGACCTTTTTCCTCAACCAGAAGAAGAAACGTATGATTATTGGAAGCAGCAGCAGGAACGCGCGGAAGGTGTATTGAAAAAAATCAAGTCAGATGTAAAAAAGACATTGGATGAAGCTTCAAAGGAAGGAAAGGATTTGTTTTCTCTTGGGATAGATAAAGACATTGTTAAGAATTATCAAGATGCTGTAAAGCAATTAAAGGAATCGCAAGAAGCATTGAAAGTGTATGACACGAAAGATCATAAAACATCCGGAAAAACAACTCTTGATTACCAGAATGAACTTGCCGACGCTCGCATACGTGCTCAGAAGAAGCTGGAGGAAACGTTGATAGCGATAATGCGTGATGGTCGTGAAAAACGCATGGCTCAGGCAAGTAAGGAATACAAAGACTCTATTGCCGAAATTGACAAAGAGGAACGTGACCAGCTTGCCCGGATTGAGAAAGCCAGGAAGGCTGGAACTAAGGTGTCTCCGGCAGAAGATCAGGCGGTCAAAAGCACTGCTGAACAAAGCCGTCTTGCCGCCTATCAGCTTTACATCAAGGAATATACGGAAATTCAAAATGAGTTTCTTACCAATAGTGCCAAAGCATGGAACGAATACAACAAGCTGTTCGGCACCTCTCAGCAGAAACGTCTTGCCATCGCTCAGGAATATGCTATGAAAATCGCCGAGGAGCAAGACCCAAATAAAAAGAAAATCCTTGAAAAGCAAATGGGACAGGCCTTGTCTGAATTTGATTTTCAAAACTTGAAGAAGGAAATTAACTGGGAGATGGTATTCGGCAATCTGGAGGCTGTTACACGCAAGCAGTTGCAGGGGGTTAAAAAACAGCTTATAGCCTTTAAGAACTCTCCGGAATTTAGGAAAAGCGCCTCCCCGGAGACCATAAAAGTTGTCGAGGAAGCCTTGAATAATATAAATACAGCACTGGTAGACAAAGACGGTTTCTTCGGAGGTCTTGGAGAAGCCCTGTCCGACTATGAAAGCAAAGTGAGAAAGGTCGCTGAAGCACAGGAGGAATTGAATAAAGCTCTGCAATCCGGAGATGAATCGGCCATAGAGGCAGCGCGTGAAAAAAAGAATAAGGCGGAAAGCGAGATGATCGGTTCTAAAAGCGTAGTGGAGAATGCTACCAACCGGACGATATCTAATCTCACACTGTTGGGGAATGCCATCAGGCAGCTGGGGTCAACATCAGAAATGAGTCTTTCCACATTGGGAGGTATTGTTGGAGACCTTGCCGATGTCTTCACGGAAAGTGGCCAGAAGATTGGAGGACTCATAGGCGCAATATTCGCCATCCTTGATTCCATCGGAGAAGTCGGCATTGATAAATTCGTTGGCAATATATTCTCCAGCATCGGAAGCATGGTAAGTGGTATTATGAGCGCGGATTGGAACCCGTGGAGCTGGATCGGAGCGGATAAGCTGTTCAAAGGTGCAGACTACTCGGATTACAATGATATGGTTGAGGAGTATGGCAAGCTGAATGAGATATGGAGCGAACTCATCGATAAGAAAAGGGAATATATCGATATGAGCTATGGAGCTGAAGCGGATAAGGCAGGCCGTGAGGCGGAAGAACTGCTGAATAAAAGTATAGAGTCTTACCGCATACTCGGGCGTGAGCGTTTGAATTCCGGAGCCAGCATGTGGTCCAGTTCCATTGGTAAACGCCAACGTAAGAGAATGGGTACGACCGAATGGAACGAAGCGCGTGCGGCGCTTGGCAGTGCATTCGATGAATTCCAGATCGGTGAAGGTCGTATGACCGGACTTTTTGACCTGTCAGTGGAACAGCTGGAGAAATTAAAGGGAGAAGCCCCGACCTTCTGGGCGAAACTGGACGACGACGTGCGTGATTATCTGAATAGTATCATTGAAGGTTCCGAAAAGTTGGAAGATATCCAGCAACAGGTGAAAGAACAGCTTACGCAAGTTTCCTTTGACAGTATTCGGAATAACTTTCTGGATACGCTCATGGATATGAGCAGTGATGCGGAGGATTTTGCCGACAACTTTGAACAGTATATGCAGCGCAAGATACTTACCGATATGGTTGCTGATAAGTTTGCAGGACAGCTTGAAAACTGGTATGAAAGTTTTGTTGAATACAGCCGTGGCGGAGATATTAATGAGGATGCGTATAAAGACCTTCAGAACAGGTGGAATAAGATAGTGGAGGATGCCCTTAAGGAAAGGGATGATTTGAAGGCTCTTTTTGGATGGTCCAGCGATGAGAACTATAATCAAACGGGGCGTGCCGGAATGGTGACCTCCATTACTGAGGAAACGGCAGGAAAGCTGGAAGGTATCGGAAACGCAATGCTGGACCATGTTATCTCCATTGATAACAGTCTGTCAGATAACCTGGAAATGATGGCGGATTCAATAGCGATTATGGCAGAGAATTCTTATTATCTGAGACATCTATCGGATATATCTGATAATATATCGGAGATGAAAAATAGGGGTGTTAAGTTAAAAGAGTAAAATATGGTGGTGGAAAGCGGATTATTATTTGTCAATGATACGGATATGGCCACATACGGCTGTTTCCTGTGGGAAGAGAATCAGGACGACCATGCTAATTATGACGCCTTGATGCTTCCTCCGGAAATGAAAGAATATACAGCGGTAGAATATCGTGAGCATAATGGAGAAGAGCTCCCGGATGAACTGATACCCAAATACAAGGCAAGGGATATCACTCTTAAAATGGCCATTGTGGCAAACACTAGAGCTTCATGGTATGAACGATATAACAATGTATTAACGTTGTTAAGGTCTGGATGGTTGAAACTTCGTGTGCCGGAAATAGGCAAGACTTACAAGGTGTATTTGAAGAAATATGCGAAGTACAGCCAGTTTACCTTGCTGCGGGATACGGGACAACAAGTAGCCGGATTCTCAGTTACTTTCAGAGAACCCAAACCAGAGTTTTAAGGTGGAATTTAAAACAGTTTAAAAACTTTTTCAATGGAACTGACAATATATAATAAAACCGGAGAGGTAAAGAAGATCGTAAGCCCTAACTCCAATTCCGAATGGACGGAAGAGGTAGGTGTTGAGCATGTGGTGAGCGTTACTTTTTCTACATGGGAATTCTTTATTCTTTCGGTAGGTGATTATATACTTGTTGATGATCGTAAATTCTCCGTCAAGAAAGAGTACCGTCCGAAACAATCGAATACTCAAAAGTATACATATAACATCAGTTTCTACGGCCGAGAGCATGATATGGAGGATATCCTTTTCTGCCGTCTGAACCAGAGTGATGACGACCTGGAGTCTGTATTCGCCTACGACGGGACTCCGCTGGAATTCCTCCAAAAACTGGTGGATAACATGAACCGCAATACTGATGGGGTATTATGGCGTGTAGGTGAAGCCATAACCGCGGACCGGCAAAACATTAACTTTAATGGTGTATATTGCTGGGATGCTGCATCAGAGATTGCAAAAGTTTTTGAAACGGAATGGTGGATGGACGGTGAATATCTGAATATCTCCAAATGTGAGCGTGGTGAGAAAGTGGAACTGGGCTATGGAAAAGGCTTGAAATCCGGTCTTTCCCAGGAAGAAAATACAAACGCCATCAAATGGTTCACGCGTTTAATCCCCGTAGGTAGCAGTAAGAATATTGATCCTTCTGTATACGGATATTCAACGTTACAGCTTCCTTCACGGGCAAAATATATCGACCTGAATACCAACCTTGGGCTTAAAGAGCACCGGGAAGAATCCGCATTTGCAAATATCTTTCCCCATCGAACCGGTACCATATCGTCTACACGTTCCGAAGAAAAAACAAATGAGGAGACGGGAGATTTTACCGTATATTACGTCAGTGATGCGGACCTTCCTTTCAATCCGGATGATTATATGATTCCCGGAAAGGAGATTAGTATGACGTTCGATTCAGGAGACCTGTCCGGGAGAACGTTTGAATGTGTCTGGCATAACGATGAGAAGGAATTCGAAATTATAAACACATATCCTGATGAGGATACTCAGATTCCCGGCGGAAATCTGATACCGCAAGTTGGTGATACCTATGTACTGACAGATATCCGTATGCCGGATAGTTATTATCCGGTTGCGGAAGAACAATACAAGCAGGCTGTAGATGATTTTTTGGAAGAATATAGCAAGGATGTATCCATATACACCGGTGAAACGGACTATATCTATGTGGATGCTAATAATGTGCCACTGCTGCTTGGACAGCGTGTTCGGTTGAACAGTACCTTGTACTTTGAAGAAGGATATCGGGATAGCCGTATTACACGCGTGGTGCGTAAATTGAATAATCTGAGCGAGGCGACTATTGAATGCACCAATGCCGTAAATACCTCTTGGAAGTCAACGGTGGACAGTTCAATCAATAATATGCAGTATGTCATTGCGCAGGAGGTTGCGCAAATGGTGCGTCTGTTAAAAACAGGAGATGCGGAAGCACCGAGCGAATATACAGCTTTTTCATCCCGTAGAGCTCTTAGAGAAATCGCTAAAAATGCATTGAGCAGATTAAGCGATGATGTGGCTTATGGGATTATCACCTTTTTGCAGGATATCGTAGTAAATGGAGATGCAAGGGTTTTTGCAGGATTAAAAATAGGTGAGGATATTATTGACTCACTGATTGCAGGTAGTGGAATAATTGCTAAAGATGGATTAATACAAGCAGACCGCATGGAGTTGCGCTCATCGCTGACCGTTTTAGAACTTATCTTTAATCGTCTTTCTGCCATAGAAAGTGATTATTCGTTTTCCGAATCTGGCACGATTGAGAGTGTCGAACTATTGGAAGATGGTACCTACCGTTTGCCGCTCCGTAAGCGTTGGGATAACGATTTTACAGCCTTGGCTGAAAATGATATTATTTATGGCATAGTCAACGATCTTGCTTCAGGTTCCGGAGTATATTACACATCCTGGCTTCGCGTCCTGCATGTGGATACTTCCGCCAATGCGATTACTGCCGTTTTGTATCCGGACAGCGAGGTTCCGGGTGGAAAGAATTACCCGCCGGAACCATTGATGATAATAACGCGTCGCGGTAATCCGGTCAATGAAGATCGTCAGGCATACTGGTATCTTTCCACCCGCGAAAAATGTATCTGCATGCTTGATGGCGTGACAAAGCCAATATTGGAAGAAAATAACTATGCCATTATCATCGGCAGACTGAAACAGTTGTCATTGTTTGATAATCTGCCTATAAATTACCGGCATAGCTATGTCTATTGCAGGGGTATAGCCTTTCAGGAGCGCCTACAGATTCAATATCCGGGAATTCCTGTTCTTTCCCTTGTGGATCGCGGAGACTGGAGTGCCGAGGTTGCAGCTTCTGATAATCCCTATTCTGTGTCTTCTACATCTGCGGATACCGTGTGGCATTACGGGTGTCGCTGGCAATGCCTGATTAACGGCACGCTTGATGAGCCCCGATTCGGTTCGACAGGATGGGCTATGAAAGAGGGAAATCCAAACTTCTCTATTGACATATCTTCTGCCAATGATTGGAGGATAGACTTGGATAAGATGGATGAGAACGGCAATCTTGTTGATGATCTGGATACACTCACTATAACCGGAATGCTATATAACCGGGATGTTACGGAATATATACTTGATGCTGATGTGGAGTGGACGCGGGATAGTGGCAATGTCACGGAAGATAACGCTTGGGCAGTGAAGCATGCCGATACGGGAAAAGTGCTGGTGCTTAGGCGTGACGATCTTGGAGCGAACTTTGTACAGGTCGGTTCCTGTAAATTTAAGGCTGCCGTTCTGCTGCGTGATGGTAAGAATGTATACCCTGATGAAATAGAAGTTGTGATATGAAGACAAAGAAAATAGAAGTAAACTACAAACCTCTTAGCGTACATATGGCGATTAATGAGGTTGGTTCCGTATCATCATTACAAACATATGATGCGGTGACCGGAATTTTTGAGGCGGACTATACCCTGACTCCGCTGGTGTTGCTGCCTCAATGTGATGTTGTTGACAAGGATGGTATTATTAAGGGGTTTAATATAAATTCCTCTCTTACCAATCTTAAATGGTATGAAATCATAGATGGCAACAGGACTCTGATTGAAACGACTAATGCCAGTTATGAGATTACTCAGGAAGGCGTCAATAAAGGCCAGATCAAGGTTAAAAAGAACGCCGCACTCCTACATCCTATAACGTTAGATTTTTATGCGGAATACCTGGATACGCGTACAAATCAGATCATTGTTTACCGGCAATCTAAATTAATAAAATGTATCAATGCTACCGACGCTAATCCGTTATTGACGCTTGATAGTGAATCGACACATTTATACAACCCTTGGGAGGACCCTGTACAGCAAACCATAGTAGCTACTCTGATGGCGGGTGAAACTGATTTTACCGGTGTATCTGCAAAAAGAAAATTCTTCTGGTACAAACGTCGTGAAAATGGCAACCTGACCCTTGCCGGTTCTGACGAGTTCGATCTTGACGTGGTAAGCGTGAATGATAACGTGCTTGTCATTGATCGAGAGGCAATCGGAGAAAAGGAGACTTACATCTGCAAGGCGACATTTTCCCCTGATGGCTCTCCGGCTGCATCGCCGACAGATGCGGACCCCACAGCTACTACTACTATTGTACGGCGCCTCCCGGATTATGATTACGATATAACCAACATACCGAACCGTATTGCTCCGGGCACGGCGTCCGTAAATCCCAAAGTGGTGGTAACGGGGGCAAAGGGTGTTATAAACAATGCCATGCAGGAACTGAAGGCAACCTGGTACAAGGATAGTACAGTTATCGGAACCGGCGAATCCCCCTCTCTTTCTGCCAGCAACGTTACAAGCGGATTATTAGGTGTGGATATGACAGACAGGGGCAATTATAAAATATTGGCAACCAGCGAAGGGAAGGCAATATTGGCGAGCGCTGATAAAGTGATAATAGCAAAATAACAATTTAATCTTAAGAATATGGCTAATTACATCAAAGTAACAGAGAAGGTGGCTGCGTCAATGGGCTTGACAAGTATCCGTAATAAGACGGCAGACGGAAATTATCTATTGTGGCAGGCTGACGTACTGCGTTTTCCCGGCGATGATATTTTTTCCCGCGCGGCTTATTGTGGCGGAGCCGTGTTGACCCCCAACGCTGCAAAAGAAGAAGTGGATGGTACTGACCATCCGGTAAAGGTTACTACGCCTGAAAGATTTCTATCTTCTTCGGAGAAACTTCCGGCTGAAGAGGAAAATTCGGAAATAAATAAGGAGGGTGAAGTATGAGTGTAGCAACCAAGCAAGCCACTGTAAGATTTTCGCCCAAGGCGGGAACTTACACGACTATTATCCAGTCTCCAAGCGGAGACCTTTACCAGGAATTTGAAGGGTCCGTGGGCGCAATCGGTGCGATATCGCCTGATTTTTCCCAGACACAACCGCAGCTGGTATTTATTGCGACTTCATCCCGTGTGGCGGAGGGTGTTTCGGTACCCATTGCTTGTGACTGGTATTTTAATGACGTGAAACTAACATTTACCAATAACGTTTCCACGAATGTGTTTAACGGTGAGACGGGGCATTTTCGCAAGCTTCCATACGTTGCAGGAACACAGGATTATTGGGGATTGAAAATCTTGAAAAATCTGGTTGTGGCGGCCGGTGCAGCCCCTTGTAGCATTAAGGCGGAAGCGACAGTCGTATATGGCAATGTCACCGACAAAGTAGAGGCTGTGTACAACATTCCTATTCGTCGGGCTACCGGTTCTCCTTACTTTGTGACTATTGCTGCTGGGGATAACAAATATTATACCATCACCGAAAAAGGCGGTAGCTGTATACTCAAAGCAATGACTTATCAGGCGGGCGTAGCGGTCACATCAAGCCTTACTTATAAATGGTATAAGTTGGTGGGCACCGCTTGGAGTCTTATATCCGGACAGACAGCGCAGACACTTACCGTTACCGGTGACATGGTTGACAGTTATTCCAACTTTAAATGCGTAGTATCTCAGGGAGGAACAGAGATAGGTACGGATATACAAGGCGTCATGGATGCTTCAGACCCTTATGAAATTATTCCAAATCCAACCCCGGCGGACGAAACGATTACAGAAGAGAGTGATACGGTGGTGTATGCTCCTATGGTTGTAAAGAGGGGGTCGACAACTAAAGCGATGGAGATGAACTTTAACTTTACCGCCATTGATAGTGTAGGGCTTGTTCTAGGGCAGGCTACTAACCAGGCAAACTTTACTGTGACCTATGCGATGTGTGAACAGGCTGGTACGGACGTAGGTGTGTATATTGAAACTGTGTCATAA